TGCAGCGGTTCGGGCATTTCAACGGGGCGATCACGCGCAACGGCTCGCCGCTCGGCAACGTCATTTCGGCCGAGGTGACCTATTCCAACGGGCTCGACCGGATCGAAACCATCCGCTCGGACGGCCGCATCGAAGGGGCCGACCCCGGCATGGCCGCCCTGACCGGTCGGGTCGAGGTGCGCTTCGCCGACACCGCTCTGATCACGCAGGCCATCGACGGCACGCCTTGCGAGCTGGTTTTCGCCTGGAGCCTCGGGGCCAACGCCAGTTTCACCTTCACTGCACATGCCGTCTACCTGCCGCGCCCCCGGATCGAGATCCCGGGCCCGCAAGGCATTCAGGCCACCTTCGACTGGCAGGCGGCGAAGGCCGTCAGCCCCGCCCGCATGTGCACCGCCGTCCTCGTCAACACTGTTGTGAGTTACTGACCATGATCAGACTGAACCTGACTGCCGCGCCTACGTGGCTGACCCTTGCTCCCGGCCTTCGCTTGAAGGTCGCGCCGCTGACCACCGCGCGGATGGTCTCGGCCCGTGCTGACCCCGCCATCGAAGCGCTGCCAGACACCGCGACTCAAGAAGAACTGGCGCTGGCCATGGCCAAGGCCGTCGCCCGCCGTGCGGTCCTGGATTGGGAGGGTGTCGGCGATGACGCGGGCGATGCCGTGCCCGTCACACCCGAAGGCATCGACGCCCTTCTGGAAATCTGGCCAGTCTTCGAGGCCTTCCAGACCCAATACGTCGCCAAGGGTCTGATCCTGGACGCGGAAAAAAACGTCTCCGCGCCCTTGCCGAATGGTCCTTCGGCGGGGGCGACCGCTACTGCGCGGCCTGCAAGGGGCGCTGCCCCGACTGCCCCGCAAGACTGAACCGGCCAAAGACTGAAGATGGCTGGCAGGTCTGGGATCTGGTTGGCCGCCTTGGCGGACAACTGCGCGTGGTCCCCGGCGCGGTGCTGGGCTGGGACATGGGCGCTGCCCTCGCGATGGCCAAGGCGCTCGGGATCGACGCCCTCATCGCCGCCGAACTGCTGCCCGAGATTGAGGCGGTGATGGTGCGCAAGCTGAACGAACAGATCGGAGACGGCCATGGCTGAGAAAAGGGTCAGTGTCCGGCTTGTCGCGGAAGGCGGCCGTCAGGTCCGGGCCGAGTTGGAAGGCATCGGCGAAGCGGGCACGCGCGGGTTTGGCCGTCTGTCCTCCGAGATGGAACTGGCCAACGCCCGGCTTGGAAGCTTCGCCCGCAAAGCCGGGATTGCGCTGGCGGCGATTACCGCTGCTGCTGCCGCTGCGGGTGTGGCGATGGTCCGGTCCGGCCTCGACGTGATCGGCGCGCAGGCCGACATGGCGGCTTCGCTCCGGACCACCGTCGAAAGCCTGCAGGTGCTGACATGGGCTGGGGAACTGGCCGGGGTTTCGATGGGCGAGATCGAACAGGCCACCAAGAAGCTGACCACGCGGCTGTCGGAAGCGGCGGCTGGATCCGGATCGGCTGTTGGTGCTTTGCAGCGGCTGAACCTGACCGCCGCCGAGCTGCAAGCGCTTCCGCTCGACCAGCGTATTGTCGCCATTCAGGAGGCGCTGAACCGGTTTGTGCCCGAAGCGGAACGGGCTGCTGTCGCCTCTGACCTTTTCGGTGACAAGGCCGCACTGGCCTTTCTGCGCATCGATTCCGCCACCCTGCGGGAAGCGGCACACGACGTGCAGGATTTCGGGGTGGCGGTCAGCGCGGCTGATGCTGTGCAGATCGAACGCACCGGCGATGCCATCGCCAAGCTGAGCCTGATCTGGCTGGGCCTGACCAATCGCCTGACCGCCGCCGTCGCCCCGGCGCTGGAAACGGTGGCAAACGCACTGGCCGATATGGCGCGTGGCACCGGGCCCATCGGCGGCGCAATCACCGCGGTATTCGACAATCTGGCACGGCTCGCCACCTATGCCGCGACCTTCGCCGCCTTCATGGCCGGTCGTTGGGTAGCCGGGCTAGCCGTTGCCGCCGTGTCTGTCCGTGGCCTCGCCACGGCGCTGGTCGTTCTGCGCGGGGCGCTGATCCGGACCGGCATCGGTGCGCTGATCGTTGGCGCGGGGGAACTGGTTTATCAGTTCTCGCAGCTTGTGGCCCGTGTCGGCGGCGTGGGCGAAGCCTTTCGCCTGCTGAGCGACCTGGCGTCCGAAGTCTGGTCCCGCATCGGTCTGTCACTCGATGCGGCCTTTGCCAACATGGCTGCTGGCTGGGAAGGACTGAAGGCGGCTGGGCTGTCGGCGCTCGAAGGCACCATCGCGGGCGTGGTCAGTTTCGGGGACCGGACGGCCGCGATCTTCCAGGGGGCCTACGATGCGGCAGTGGCAATCTGGGGCAGTCTGCCCGGCGCCATCGGCGACTTTGCCTTCCAGGCCGCGAACGGGCTGATTTCCGGGGTGGAGGCGATGCTGAACGGCGTCGTCACGCGCATCAACAATTTCATCAACGGCTTGAACGCCGCGCTGGACCTTCTGCCGGACTGGGCGGTGGGCGAAGGGGGAGTGCGGATCGGCACGCTGGACCCTGTTGAACTGGCTCGGATCGGCAATCCGTTCGAGGGGGCAGCGACAGCGGCCGGAGCTGCTGCTGCGGATGCCTTCTCAGCCGCGCTGTCCCAGACCTATCTCGAGCCACCCGACCTCGGGCTTGGCGCGATGGCAGACGACGCTCGCGGCCGGGCCGATGGCTATCGCGAGGCTGCTGGAATGTTGGCCGATGCGGCCGGCCGTCCACTTGCCAGTTGGCAGGCGCTGCGCGAAGCGGTGACCGGCACAGGGGCGGAGGCAGAAGCCGCGCTGGCAGATGCCGCCAACTCTGCGGATGCCCTGAACACCGAACTGGATGACACCGCAGCCGCTGCCGGAAGTGCGGGCGCAGCGTCGCGCGACGCCGGGGCTGCGGCGGCTGACGGGGCCGACCAGGCCGCCACCGGCTGGGGTGCGGTGACTGCGGCACTCGCCGACTATGCCACCAAGGCGCGCGACATCGGCGGGGATATCGGCCAAACACTAGTTGGGGCCTTCACCTCGGCCGAGAACGCCGTGGGTGAGTTCGTCAAGACCGGCAAGCTCGACTTCCGCGATCTGGTCACCTCGATGATCGCCGATCTGGCCAAGCTGGCGGCGCGGCGGTTCATCCTCGGCCCCATCGCCAATGCGCTGTCGGGAGCGCTCGGCGGCGCGGGCGGGATCTTCGCCAACATCCTGCACGCTGGTGGTGTGGTCGGATCGCCGGGCCCGGGCCGCATGGTTCCCGCGCTGGCCTTTTCCAATGCCCCGCGCATGCACGCGGGCGGCTGGGCCGGGATCAAGCCCGACGAAGTTCCGGCGATCCTTCAGAAGGGCGAGCGCGTGCTCTCCCGCCGCGAGGCCGCTGGATACGGCCAAGGCTCGTCCAGCGCTCCCGCCGTCAACGTCACCATCATGGCCCGCGATGCGGAAAGCTTCCGGCAATCCCGGACGCAGGTGGCGGCGGACATTGCCCGTGCCGTGTCGATGGGTCGGAGGGGCATGTGATGGCGTTCCATGAAGTCAGGTTCCCCGACAACATCAGTCGCGGGGCGCGTGGGGGGCCGGAACGGCGCACGCAAGTGGTCGAACTGGCCTCCGGCGATGAAGAGCGCAACGCCAGCTGGGCCAATTCGCGTCGCCGCTATGATGTGGCCTACGGCATCCGACGTGCTGACGATCTGGCGGCGGTCGTCGCCTTCTTCGAAGCGCGCAACGGTCGCCTGCACGGCTTTCGCTACAAGGACTGGGCGGATTACAAATCCTGCCTGCCGTCGCAGGCGGTGGCCCCCACCGACCAGCCCATCGGCACCGGCAATGGCGCGGTCACCACCTTCGCCCTGCTGAAACGCTACACGTCCGGTGCGCAAAGTTGGACCCGCGCGATTGCCAAACCCATGGCGGGCAGCGTTCGCCTTGCCCTGAACGGCGTCGAGCAGATGTCCGGTTGGAGCGTCGATACCGCCACCGGCAACGTCGCCTTCACGACCGCCCCGGGCGCGGGCGTCGCGATCACGGCCGGTTTCGAATTCGACGTCCCCGTCCGTTTCGACACCGACATGCTCGACGTCACGCTCGATCTCGAGCGGCTGGGGTCGATCACATCCATCCCGCTGCTGGAGATCCGGCGATGAACGAAGAAACCGGCTTTGTCGCCGCCGTGCTGCGCGATCTGGCAACCTCCACCGCCGTCATCCTGGCGGCTTGGGGCGCGCTTGGTGGGGCCACCAACGCCCTGACCACCCGAATGCGGCTGCGCGATGCGCTGCGACATATCCTGCTGGGCGGTCTGATCGCGGCGGGGATGGGCAGCCTGTCGATGGCGGTCATCACCGCCTGGCTCGACCTGCCATCGCAGGCGATCCCGGCCGGGGGCGCGGCGGGCTCGGCCGCCTATCTGGTCGGCGTCTTCGGCCCCGCCTTCATCGAGGTCATCCTCGCCCGCCTGCGCAGCGGCAAGGGGGGCAACCCCGATGCATGAACTTCTCCGTCTCGCGCGCGCCATCCGCTGCGACGCTTCCGACCCGGCTCAGACCTTCAGCCATCGCCTCCGCATCGGCCTTCTGGTCGCCGCCCTGATCCTGATCCTTTCCTCCATCTTCGGGTGATCCCATGCACATGACTGATCGGGGCCTGCTGGCCCTTGTCCGGCACGAAGGACTCGTGCCCGGACCTTATCTCGATCTGAAGAACGTCTGGACCTTCGGCATCGGCCACACCGCAGCCGCTGGTCCACCCGATCCGGCACGGATGCCGCGTGGCATGCCCGCCGATCTCGATGCGGGGATCCGAGAGGCGTTCCGGCTCTTCCGTGCCGACATCGTGGCCTATGAGGCCGAAGTGCTGCGCGCGGTGAAGGTGCCGCTGGAACCGCACGAGTTCGATGCACTGGTGTCGTTTCACTACAATACCGGTGGGATCGCCAAGGCATCGCTGACCCGCCATCTGAACGCTGGCAACCGTGCCGCCGCAGCGCAGGGTTTCATGGGCTGGCTCCGACCCGCCGCAATCCGCACGCGTCGCGAGGCCGAGCGCGATCTGTTCCGCGATGGCCGCTACCCGACCGGCACCATCCCGGTCTGGGCGGTCGACCGCAACGGGCGGGTGGATTTCTCGCGGCCCATTCGGCGACTGACCGAGACCGAGGCGCTGGCATTGCTGCGCCCGGCGAGCGTGCCTCTGTTCCCCGCAATCGTGGCTGGACCGACATCGCCACCTGCCTCGGCACCGCCGAGCGGCTGGCTCGCCCGCCTCGCAGCCTTCTTTTCAAACTTTACCCGGAAGGTCTGACCCATGCGCTATTTCCAACCGACATCGCTCACCTGGTGGGCGGGGCTGCTGGCGGTGCTGACCGGCAGTGGCGCGCTTTTCCTGCCCGAGCAGGGTCAGCTTGCCGAATTGGCGCGCCTCGTCGCGATCCTCGCCGGGGCGGGTGATGCCTCGCCGATGACGCTGATCAGCCTTGGGCTTGGTCTGATCGGGCTGCGCGACCGGATCGAACGTGGGTTCCGCGGCTATGCTTGAGTTTCTGGCCGGCATGATCGTGGGCGGGACGATGGGCATGGTCATTGCCGCCCTCTGCGTGGCGGCGTCGGGCGGGGAGCGGGATGATGGCTGACATCTTGATCTGGCTGGTTGCAGCCCTTGGTGCCGCCGGGGGCGTCGTGCTTGGGCGGCTTTTGGGCCGCGCGGAAGGCAAACGTGCGGGCAAACTGGAAGGGGAACGCGATGCAATGGTGGACAAGATCGAGCGTACGGAACGCGGACGCGTGGCCGTTCGGGACGGTCGCGGTGCTGGCGATCCTGCTGACCGGCTGCACAACAACGATGCGCGCTGGTGATGCAGGCTGTTCCGCCTATGCCGAGGCCCGCCTTGGCCGCCCCGCCAACGCGACAGTCACAGGCGTGCCATCCGACTGGGCGGGTTGGATCGCCGACCTTGACGACCGCATGACGGGAACGTGCCGATGAAAACCCTCTCCCCTGCGCTGCAAGCCCATCTCGATGACCGCACCACCACCCTGTCCTGGTGCTGGCGCATCATCCGCGTCGATGGCGTGACCCTCGGTTTCACCGACCATGATGCGGTGCTGACGTTCGATGGCACGGGTTTCGAGCCGGAGAGCGGGTTTGCCGCCTCGGAAATCCGCTCGGGATCGGACCTCTCCGTCGATGCGCAGGATGCCGAGGGCGTGTTGACCTCCGACCGGATCACCGAAACCGACATCATCGACGGGCGCTGGGATGCCGCACAGGTCGAGCTGTGGCGAGTGAACTGGGCCGACACCAGCCAGCGGGTGTTGATGCGGCTTGGCGCGGTGGGTCAGATCCGGCGCGGCCGCATGGCGTTTGTCGCCGAAGTGCGCAGCCTCGCGCATGTGCTCAACCAGACGGTCGGCCGCGCCTATCAGGCGAGTTGCGATGCAGCGCTGGGCGATGGCCGCTGTGGTGTCAATCTGGAATCGCCCCCCTTCAAGGGCAGCGGCGTTGTGCTGTCCCTGATCCGGGACCGGGGGTTCGTGGCCTCCGGCCTCGGGGCATTTGCGCCCGGCTGGTTTGCATCCGGCACCGTGGAATGGATCAGCGGCGGATCGGCCGGGCGGCGCGCGGAGGTGATGATGCACGAGGTCGCGGACACCGGCGTCACGATTACCCTCTTGGAAGCGCCAGTGCGGGCGTTGGGCGTGGGCGATGCCTTCGCGATCCGGGCC